ATGCCAGTTGAGGACCCTTTATTGTGGTTGCCTAAGTTAGGTAAAAAATGAATCCTGTAATTGCAAGTTATCTCCGCTCTCTCCTGGCAACCTCTGTCACAGCTGTCTTTGCTATCGGCAAACTGCCATTTCTCTTTACTGCTACTGACTGGCTTGTAGTGGCTAACACTGTTTGGATCTCTGCTATCCCTGTTTTGATTAGAGTTCTAAACCCTAAAGACACGCTGGGCACTAGCAAAAAACCTGAGTAATGCCATAGAGTAGTTCTATGACTATCGACCACCAGATAGAAGCACTTGGCCATGCTAAGTTGCTGGGCTATTTTGAACACGCATCTCTGGACTGGCATAACGCTCGCAAGGGCGTCGCTGGTTCACTTGTCGGTTCCCTCATGGGACACAATCCTTGGCGTTCTGCTTACACTGCCTACTATGAATATCTCGGCGAACTGCCTAGAGAATCTAATGGACCGTCAATGGCTATGCGTCTTGGCACAGCGTTCGAGAAACCTATTCAAGACCTCTGGATAGAGGAAAACAAAGACTGGCTTACAGCGCATAACACCGGCACTTGGCAATCTGTCGCTAACCCGATGTTCAAGGCTAACCCTGATGCCTTTATTGAATGGACTGACGGTTCTCTTGGCATCCTTGAAATCAAGTTTTCACGCAACCCGATGAATGAACTGCCTTTGCACTATTTAGATCAGGTGATGTGGTATCTGCACGTTACAGGTCTTAAGCGTGGTGTTTTGGTTGCGGTTGCTAATGGTGAATTGGTTGAGCATGAAATTGTTTATGACGCAAATTATGCAGCTCAGTTGGAGGCTAAGGCAATCGAGTTTCTTGAGTGTGTTGAGAGACGTGTTGAGCCTGACTGGGATGGTAGTAAGTCAACTTATGAAACTGTAAGGGCTTTATCTGAGGGCATCCATGATGGTGATGTTGAGTTAGGTGAACTTTACCCTGCGCTTATGAGAACTAAAGAGGAGTTTGATTTGGCTGACGAGAAGTTGACGTTGCTGAAATCTAAAGTGTTGGCCATGATGGACGGCATTCGTGTCGGAACTTATCAAGGGGACAAAGTAGTAACCCTCCAGAGCAGAGGTTCTGGCGGTCCATTCATTGTGTTTAAGAGAGGCTAATAATGGGTTTCAATGTTGATGATTATGTCGATGTAGCTGAGAGGCTAAGACTGTTTAAAGAGAAGTATCCTGAGGGTTCACTCCAACAGGTCAGATTAGAGTTCATTGAGTTTGCTGGTAAATCTTGGGTTGTCTATACTGCAGCTGCTTATAGATCACCTGACGATATCACTCCAGGGCATGGGACGGCTTGGGAGCCTGTTCCTGGCACGTCAAGTTTCAAGCGTGATTCAGAGGTTATGAATGCTGAGACCTCAGCGTGGGGACGTGCTATCTCTGCAGTTCTGGGAACATCCACTAAACGAATTGCAACCACCAATGAAGTCCCTTATAGCCAAAAACGCGCTGTGAGCCCGCTAGAGGACTTTATAGCCGAAGCGCACCTTGCATACGAAAAAGCAGATTTAGAGGCTCTACGAGGCGTGTATAAGCGTGCAAAGGCTGTTAGGGGTATTTTACCTGAAACATTACAGCAAATTGCTGACTTGGCTACAGGTCTAAAGAAGTAAAATGCCCTCCAGCGGAGAGAGAGGCTCGTCCACCAGAGGGCTACACTCTAAAGAGTGTCAAGCGACAACCACCTGTCGCAGTATTATACTTACACCACAATTGAGAGAGGTCAAATATGTCGGCTAAGAGTGTCGCAGCTGTTTTTCATCATTCACATCATTCGGGCACACCGAAATTAGTTTTGCTAGGTATCGCCTGGCATGATGATGAAACTGGTTCTGGTGGTGCATGGCCATCTATTCCTAGACTTGCAACTTATTCTGGGGTATCTGAACGTCAGGTCATTCGAGCTCTTGCAGTGTTAGAGGAGTCGGGTGAGTTGGATGTAGATCGTCATAAGGGTCGCTCTTATGGTGGTCATAGAACTAACCGTTACTGGATAAATGTTCCTTGTCCTAGTGACTGTGAGGGTGGTCTTTACCATCGCAATTTTGGAGATAACGTGCCTAAATTTGAGGTTGTGGATAACTTGCAAAACACGTGACATCCAAGGTATCAAACGGTGACATCTGAGACATAATACGGTGACATCTGAGGTGCAATACGGTGACACTAATGTCACTTAACTAAACAATATAAAAACCATATAAAAACAAAAGAAATTATTAAGAGAGAGGCCTGTGGATAACATGGCTAAAGTATCAGTTCAGTTACACGTTTCATCAGTTGCTCAGAACGGCGATTACCGTGGCAGGGTAGTCAATGGATGGGAAACTTACAGCATCACACTCAAAGGCGAATCTCTAACAAAGAAACGTGCATGGACCATCTGGTTAGATACACCTAGTGATCTGGCTAAAGATGATGTCGTTGAGTTCACTGGAGAACTCGGAACTAAGAATGGCAAGTTTGAGAAAGACGGTCAAGAAATCCCGGTGGTAGAACACTTCATCAACCAGGCACGTTACACCGTCATTGCTAAAGGCGAACCAGTAGCAGCTAAACCTGTCACCGAATTCACAGCGTCAGCACCATTCTAAAAAATGAAAATCCGCATCTACGGCAATCCTGCACCTCAAGGAAGTAAGACTGCCATAGTCCGTAATGGTCGAGCCATCATGTTTGAAGCTAACAAGCGTTTACCTGAGTGGAGAGAAACTGTCCTCATGGGTGCAACTATTGCTAGAGCAGAGCAAGGTGGTTTGACTATTCTGGGACCAGTAACGGTGATGATGACTTTCCATATGCCAAGACCAAAATCTGTCTCCAGGCGATACCCAAATAGTGCACCTGATTTAGATAAGTTAGTTCGAGCTGTAGGCGATTCTCTGCAAGAGAGTGAAGTTCTGGCTAATGATGGTCAGATAGTTACTCTGGTTGCTCATAAGGTTTACGCTGAAAATGATACTTATGCTGGTGTAGAAATTGAGATTACCGAGAAGCCATGATCCGTGAAGCGTGTTCCTGTGGAGCAGAGTTTGAATCAGATTTACCTAATCAGGTGGAGTTGGTAAAGAATTGGCGGAGGACGCACAAACACTCAGATAAGCCTCTCAAGGCTGATAGCAGGGATGGTTCTGCTTTATCCAACACTGACATTGCTTTAGGCTTTCAAGCCATCTATGACCCTCTGGACGACGATATCTAAATGTTATAAATCTAGGCGTGTCTAACACTTGTTTCATGCCAACGCTAGCATTAGCATTAGAACATCCAAACCACCTTGGATACCTAAAGAGAGGCAACAAATGACTAAATGGATACTTGGGGGAGCATTACTAACCCTCGGCATCATCAAATTAGCAGACATGGTTCAAGAGCAACCATCAGTGGGCATTCCAGTAGCAATAGTCCTAACCATCCTCTGGATAATTCAAATGGAGAAAGACTACAGAGGAGCTCGCAAATGAGTAACGCATTCGCCCGGACATCAGATCCAATCACATCACACCTCGCAGCTGCATCACTCGACGGAATCAGACTCACAGCAATAGAAAAGGCAATCCTAAAACTGTTAGACGTTCCAATGAATGACGAGGACCTAGTGGCAACGTATCAGGAAGCAATGAACATGGGTTTAGCACCACACTCAAGTCCATCAGGCATCCGCACCAGGAGAAACCATCTCCACACCAAAGGTAGAGTTCGTATCCTAGGAATCAACAAAACCAATTCAGGTCGCAGTGCAAGAGTTTGGATAGCAAATGACTAAGACTAACAACTGCACTTGCTGGGGATGTCAAGCATGGAATGAACTACCAGATGAGCAAAAGAATCTCCCTGCAGGTCCACCAAGAGAAAAACCACAAATACCTAACCAGTTCAAATGGAAACCAATGTTAGCAGCTGACAGATATTGGACAGTCCTAGTGACATGCAAAATCTGCAAATGGGAGAAGTTCAGTGACTATTGGATGGCTCAAGAACAGCTCTGGTTCCACTTTGACGACAACTGCATCAAACCAACTAAAAGATGGGCTATCAAATGACTAACGATCTATCACAGAATCAAGCCAAAATGGTTGCAGAGAAAACCGCTATCATCGCCAACACTGCATTCAAATTAGGCATGGAGACTGAGGGACGTCGAATCCTAGACATCCTAAACGGTGAACTTGTCTTACATAAGCGAGGTTCATCAGGTGCAGGGACAGTGCAACGAATCATCTACCTCATAACAGGGCAAGCGCATGACGAATCTAACTAAATCAGAATGGGCAATCTTTGTAATCAACCTGGCATTAGCTGCAATCATCATCATCGGTATCATCTGGACAGTATCGACACAGCAGAAACCCTGCTGGAGCAATACAGCATCAGAGGTCGAAAACATAACCAAATGCGAGGAACACTCCAAATGACTAAATGCCTATGCAGTCAAATGACAGACCCTCTCGTAATGACTAGAGAACTGTTTGCAGACACCGTCAGATTCAACCGCAACAATCAACGCTTAGAGAGCCTAGATGAAGTTATAGATCTACTCAATAAGCATCGTCAACTATGGTTTAGCCAATCACTCTCAGCAATCACTCAGGGCTATTGGAAAAACAAAATACAAGCAATCGACCTACTGTTAGTAGAGATAGAGGAAATGAAATGTCAATAAATGAAGATGCCCTAATGGGCCTAATCACCACAGGAAGCAACATGACACTCAAAAGCATCAAGACAACCATTCACAGTCTCAAGTTAGAGACACCGGATGGAGACCGTCAAGAGGGCTACCAGTCTGCAATCAAAGACATCCTAAACATCATAGACATCTATGAAACCATCAGCTTTGCTAAAGCCAGAGAACAGCAAGACAAGACCAATGACTAACCCTTGCGAGGACTGTGATGTCGAGACCTGTGATGTCTGCACTACGCAGCTAGAGCCACCATGCTGTCCAAGTTGTAGTGAGAACAATGGCTGACTGGCATAGCAGTAAAGAATGGAAGGTAGCAAGAGAACACGCTAAGACGCTACTCGAACCTGTATGTGCTAGATGTAACAAAGACTTGGAAGGTAGTGACTGGACCATAGACCACATGGTAGCCAGTGATCCACCTAACCATGACATAAGCAACCTGCAATCAATGTGTCGTAGATGTAACGGATACAAGAGAGATACTGTGTTGGAACGTATAACTTTTGTATCTGACAGGTGGCAATAGCCTAATGATGAGCCATCAGATAAGCCCTATCGCCTCGCTCCAGGTGGTAGGGTTTTTTCTGAGGGTGCTACCTCATCCCTCGCTAGAACTCGCGTTGATACCGATAGAGGAAATTATCCAAACAGAGAGGAACCAGTAATGGTCAAGGATGCATTAGATAAATGGTTGCAAGGAATAGAACTTACATTGGACCAAAAGATACTGGCTCAAATCTGCCTGGCATTGGCAACTGACTTTGATACTAAAGCCAACACGTCCACAGCTGCAGAACTTAGAAAAACTTATTTAGAACTGAAACGCTCCATCGGGGACACTGGTCATGCTGATCCATTAGAGGCTTTGCTCAAACGATGAGTTCTGTGAGAAACGGTGTTCGGCTACCATCCATCTGGACACGTCCTCTGCAGTATCGGGGAAATAAGTTTCCTACTGATGGTGACAAACTAATTGAACTTGTGAAACTGGCTTGGAAGTCACCTGAGCAACCTGAGGGGTTAGAGCTGGATGAATGGCAGAAATGGTTGCTGAGACATGTCTTAGAGCGTTACCCTGATAACCATCCAAACTATCCTGGACAACTTCGTTACCGCCAAATAGTAATTTCACTTGGTCGTCAAAATGGCAAAAGTTTGCTAGGAGCAATTCTCGGCGTCTACGGTCTCCTACTCCATCAGCAAGGTGCCAACGTTATTTCTTTGGCTTCATCGACAGACCAGGCACGAATCATTTACAGTCGCGTTTTGTTTACTATCCAAAATAACGAATACCTTAAGAAACGATTTAAGAAAGCCACTGAGCAAAGAGGTATTACTACTCTTGACGGTTCTGGACGTTATGACGTGAAAGCAGCTAAGGAAGCAGCTCTGCAAGGTATCCCGATGTCACTTTGTTTGTTTGACGAATTACACCTTGCTAAACGAGGCATGTGGTCAGCTGCAGTTTTAGGAACTGCGCAACGTAAAGATGGAATGGTTATTGGTATCACTACCGCTGGAGACCAGTCAAGTGAGACGCTGTTAGATCTCTACAAGTTAGGGACATCGGCATCTCAGGGTGATAATGATTTAGAGCGGTTTGGTTTCTTTTGTTGGCAAGCACCTGACGGTTCTCAAGTGGACGACCCTCTAGCACTCAAGATGGCAAACCCTAGCATTGACGCTGGGCGATTAGATTTAGGCACTGTGCTGTCAGACATTCGAAGCATTCCAGAACATGAGGCTAGACGTTACAGGCTAAACCAATTTATTGCTGGGACTGCGATGTCTTGGATACCATCCAACCTATTTGCTCAGGCATCTGCCGATGGAATTACGAAACAGGAAAACATTGTTATCTCTGTTGATAGAACTAAGAATTGGGAATACGCATCTATTGCAGCTGCAAGAAAATGTGATGATGGCACTTATGAGACTGAGTTAGTTCAAGGTTTTGCAGGTGCGACAGAACAGCAACTTTATAAAGCGGTCCGGGACCTTTATGCCAGGGGAAACGTTATTGCTATTTGTCTTGACGATAGGCAGTTGCCTAACTTGGCGAAACGTCTCAAAGGTGATGGCTTACCGCTCTGGCAGTTATGGACTAAAGAGATTAGCTCTGCCTGTTCAACGGTCTATGCCATGTTTACCTCTGGACTTGTAAGACATCGCAACGATCCATTACTGCAACTACAATCACCTAAAGGGATTGCCAAATATATTGGTGAAACTTGGTTCATTAGTCGTAAAGAATCTTTGGGAGACATTGACGCTCTGATGGCAACGGTTATGGCTTTATATGTTTCTGCGACACACCAGAACTTTGAACATCAAGTGTTTTGACTTTGTCGTAAGTGTGCTATACGTTTCTGAGTAATGGCAAATCTATTTGACAGGCTTTTGGGTAGAGTTCGAGAAACTCGTTCGACTACCCCCGTTTGGCCTACCCGCTCTGACTACTCTGTCGGCGAAAATCAAGCACTCACTCTTACAGCGGTTTACCGTTCAATCCAAATCATTGCAACTCCAATCTCTAAGATGCCTCTCAACTCATTCAGATATGCCACTGGCATTGAGGCTCCAATTGAAAACGCTGTCTTAGTAAATAAGCCAAACTTTGCTGACACTCGACGCAATTTCTTATTTGAAACTGTAGTTAGCCTGGCACTTGACGGCAATGCGTTCTGGCTCAAATCTTATGGATCTAACGGTCAAGTAAATAACTTGACTTTGATTCCATCTAACGCTGTGACTATCAGGTCTGAACCTGACGGAAAAGTTTATTACGACTATCAGATAACTGATTCAAACATTGTCAAGACAACTCAGTCAGACATTCAGCATCTCAAACTATTTCCTAGAGCAGGATATCTCCGCAGTTTGGGACCTATTGACGCCTGTAATAAAGACGTGTCCGCAGCTCTTGACTTAAGAAACTTTGCAGCTAACTGGTTCTCTCAGGGTGGTATTCCTACAGGCATCCTAAAGACTGATAAGCCTATTGGTGCTGAGGACGCTAATGACATCACTGAGAGATGGCATGCAAAACAATCTGAGCGTAAAGTTGCTGTTCTCGGTCAAGGTTTTGAATGGCAGACTGTTCAACTAAACCCTAAAGACGCTTTGTTTACTGAGGTGAACATGCAACAGGTTCAAGGTATTGCCAGACTGTTTGGTGTTCCTGCGAGACTACTTTTGACTGGTGTGGATGGAACCTCAGACACTTACAGCAACCTACAGGACGAGAACCAAGTCTTTTACCGTCACACCATCATGGCTTACACCGATGCTATCTCTGACGCTTTATCTGAGTGTCTGCCTAGAGGAACTAGGTGTGAGTTCAATTTTGAGGGACTATTTAGAGCTGACATGGCTAACCGTTTCAACATGTATGAGACTGCCATTCGTGCAGGATTTATGACAACTGATGAAGTAAGAAGAAAAGAGGGTTTGGTATGACCGAATTAGAAGTAAGAAGTTTTGAGGTTCGTTTAGAACCTGACACTAGAGAAGTGGTTGGCATTGCTGTCCCTTATGGTCAGGTTGCAGACATTGGTTCGTATCAGGAAAAGTTTGCTCCGGGTGCAATTAGATCTGTTGAGGATGTAAAACTCTTTTGGCAACATTCAGAACCTATCGGCAAGATTCTTGAGGGCAGAGACACTGAGGCAGGATTCGAAATCCGTGCCATGATCTCTGACACTCCAAGAGGCCAAGAGGCTTACACACTTTTACAAGATGGTGTTATCAACAAGTTCAGTGTTGGTTTCATTCCTCTAGAGCAGACCAGAGATGGCTCTTTAGTAACCAGAACTCTAGTGGACCTCAAAGAGGTTTCATTAGTAAGTTTTCCAGCGTTCGCAGGAGCATCTGTCTCCGAAGTTCGTGAGGAAATAACCGTTGCCGACGTGGTAGCGGATTCAATCCAAACAAAGGAAACCAACATGTCTGAAAACATGGAATTGGATGTCCGTGCTGTTCAAGATGAAGTGGCTGAAATCCGCAGAGAACTTGAATTGGTAAAGGCTCCAGCAATCAGCGTTTCAACCGAGGGCAAGTTCCGCTCTCAGGGTGAATACGCAAAAGCACTGGTATCAGGTGACAGCGACGCTGTTGAACTGTTCCGTGCAGCTACATCAGCTGACGTTGCTTTGCGTCCTGCATTCGTAGGATTTGTAAACAGCCTAATCAACTCAGGTCGTCCAACATTGGCTGCATTCAGCATCCAGGCTTTACCTGCAACTGGTCTAACCGTAGAATACGCAAAGATCAGCACAAACACTGTTGCTATTGGCAAGCAGACTACAGAGAACACCGCTCTATCTACTGGAGACGTTGCTCTAAGCACCGTTTCTGTTTCTGTTTCGACTTTTGGCGGTTACGTCAAGTTGTCTAAGCAAGCAGTCGAGCGTTCAACTGTGAACTATCTAGACGTTGCTTTCCAAGCTATGTCTTTGGCTTACGCAAAGAAAATGAACACTGAGTTTGTTGCTGTTTTGGCAGCTATCTCATGGGCTGGTAACAAGACTGTTGACGCATCTGCTCTAACTGCAACTGCTGTTGCTGGTGCAATTGCTGACGCATCTGCCAAGATTTACTCTGACACAGGTCTATTGCCTGAGTTCATTGTTGCTGGTGTTACTGCTTACAAGCGTCTAGTCGGTATCGTGGACACTGCTGGTCGTCCAGTAGTTCTATTAGATGGTGCTGGTGTAAACAACGTTGGAAGTGCTGACATTCCTGGACTACGTGGCTCAGTGTTTGGTTTGCCAATCATCGTTGACCCTGCTCTTGAGGCTAAGACTGCTTACATTGCTAACTCACTTGCTCTAACAACTTATGAGTCTGCTGGCAACCCTGCACGTCTATCAACAACTGATGCAACTACCTTGTCTGATTTCTACTCTGTTTATGGTTACGCAGCTTTTGCTAAGCCGTTTGAGGATGCAATCATCAAGATCAACACAGGAGCCTAATAGCTCATGGCAGTGACGGTGGTGCAGTTTAGAAGTTATGTTGGGACTAAAGAGGTTTCAGACTTTGTTGACACTTGTTTGGCTTCGGCCGTTCAGATGGTCTCAAAGTTTGTTGGCTCTTCCAGAGTTCCTACTGACATTCTAGATTCAGCGATTTTATCGTGTGCGTCAGAACTGTTCCACCGTCGCTCCGCTCCAAATGGTGTCGCTCAATTTGCTGACTTAGGGACTACTGTTCGCATTGCGAAAGACCCGATGAACGCTTCCAGGGAGATGCTCCTACCATTTACAGGACCTGGACTGTGACAAACGAAATAACCACAAGTAAAGCGGAGTTGGCTCTGGACTTGCAGAATGCAGGTTTAGAAATCTTGGATTACATCCCTGA